TTAAGCAGCTTTCGTATATAGCATGATGTCCGTGTAGGACGCGCTGTAATTCATGTGGGCATTGAACTCACGACGCTGGCAGTTCTCAAACGGGTTGCCCAGTTCCGGATGCTTACCCATCCAGTCGCACAGTTCAACGATAGAAGACTTGTTAGAGGTAAAATAGATGAAGCGGTGTCCGGCAAGCACCGTCAGTACATCGAGGTAGTCTGACAGTTTCCAGTACATCTTGTAGGTCTTGCTGTCCGTGCTCAAATACGGAGGGTCAACCAGGAACACCACGCCTGGCACGTCCTTGTACTGCTCAAACACCTCCCTGTAGTCGCATGAGGTAATGGTCAGCCCGTCGAGGTAGTCCGGGCAAGGCTCATAGTCCGTAGTCCTTATATTGTTATAGAGGGTCTCTTTTTCCAGATCAGCGAACTCGTTGGCATATTTCATTGAGAACATTATCGACGAGGACAGCGTGATATAGTCAATGTAGCCGTAGTCGCGTTCATATTTGCGGATACAAGACAGCACACGCTCACGGAGTGCTCCCAGAATGGGCTTGTGGCGTGGCACGTCCACAATCTCCCTCAGTTCTGCCAGCAGCGCATTGGTGACAGGCAGGGCTTCAAGCCTCTGGCGATAGCCGTCAAAGTCGTTATATACTACCGTGGAATGCGGCTTCTGGCACTTGGCTATGTGAGATAATAAGCCAGAGCCGCCGAACAAGTCCACGAATGTCGTACCGTCAGGGAACTGCTGGAGCACCTTGATGTACTCCTTGGCAAACATACGCTTCTGTCCCTGAAAAGGAAGCGGTGCCGATAGATATTGCTTTCTCATTGTCTCAAAATTTGGTACTGCAAAGGTAGCAGCCTTATTTGAGACGAAAGAAAGTTTACCACAAATCACACTGCACCAGCCGTGCAGTTAGTCTCAAACTTCTTGATGATGTTGTACACCTTGCGCTCGCTCACCTTGTACTTGTCAGAGAGCAGAGTCACGATATACGTCACTTTCTCGCCACGTCCGTGCATCTTCATATAGTCTGCGTAAAGTGCCACGTAACGGCAGCCGTCGGGCTTAAAACCGACCGAAATAAGCCTGTCAATAAGTTCTTTGTTAAAGTTTAATATCTCAAATAGTGTCATTTCAAATAATTTTTGTACTTTTGCAGTGCCAATCACTTATTAAACGAAAAAATCCCTAATGGAACAGCGGAAGGCATACGGCCCCCAGCTGCGTTCCATTAGGGTTCGTTGTTATAAGTGATTGGCGTTACTTTAACAGGCTGGGGGCTTTTTTATGCCCACCCCCAAGGGCTTCCTTCAGAGTTTATTCATCCCGATAGTCTTCCGGGTTGAACGCATCTTTCTTCTGCCATCCAGCATCCAGCGTGTCCTGGATAAAACGCATGGCCTTCGTGTAGAAGTCAGCCAGTTCCTCCAGTCTTTCAAACACCCGATACTTCGGCTGCTCGTCTGTACCGAACTTGAACTTCACAGGTAGCGTCGTACCATTCGACTGTACGGCGAGGTCGTAGGCTGCCTTGTAGTTGAACTGGTTCTCAGAGGACAGCCACACAGGGTCGCCCTCATACTCGAAGCCGGACAGGATGGTCTGGTCGGTCTGCTGATTGTACCAGCCAATGACAGCGGCCTTGATTTCCTCGTCAGTCGGCTTGTGGGCGAACTCCGCCTCCATGTAGTCGGCAGATCCGTCCTCATGTTCCTGCACGTCCCAGCGGACGCGCCACTTGTTTCTTGCCGGGCTGACGCATTCAATCAGTTTTACACCGGCGGTTCCTTCTGTCCTTTGCATTGTCTCTAAGTGAAAACGTACTTGGTTCTACCTTTGCCGAAGGTCTCCGTCTTGATGGTGGTCTCGAAGGGGAACCCGTCGGGCATTTCTCTAATCTGGGCGAGGATATTCTTCATCTCCTCGCTGTTGGTGAAAAACTTCTTGGGCTCGCCGTTCTGCTCGATGGCCACGATGCAGCGGTCCTCGCCCTGTTCCGTCTTGATGCCCGTCTCGAAGTCCTTGACCACGATGGGCAGGTTCACCAGTTCCCTGATGCTTACCACCGCACCAGAGAAGCGCTTCTTGCCGTCCTCCGGCTTGTAAGCGACTTTCAAATCCTTGAATGATTTCATCTGTTTGCCTGTTAATTTATTAAACAACATGTTACAATTGGCGTGCTTTGCCATGCCATAGAAGCTCGCTATCAATTCACGCCTTCTTTTCCTACTCCTGACCTCGTGCATCTTGCGGGCCATCTTCTGCTTGATGCGCTTGCGCAGTTCCACATGCTTGGAACTGTAAATCACATAGCCCAGGAAGTCGATGCCCTCACTTACCGGGAACACGCGCTCGTTGGCTTTCACCTCCAAGTCTATATGCTCCACCAGTTCGTGTACCACGTCACGCACGAGCCACAATTCCGCTTTCGATTTTCCGAGTACCACGCCGTCATCACAATAGCGGTAGAAATGACGCACGCCGTACCTGTCCTTCAGATAGTGGTCTAAAAATACAGACAATAAGAGATTGCCCAGCCCCTGCGAACTACGCAGCCCGATGCTGATGCCCGACGGCATCATGCGGACAAAGCCGTCCAGCAGGGCGATGAGCCTTTTGTCCTTGAAAATCCGCTTCACGCAGTACATCACAAAGTCCGGTTGCACGTTGTCGTAGAACTTCGAGATGTCGAACTTGTAGCAGTACCGCGTTCCGTCAGGATCTTCCTCCAGGTCGCGCCGGATATACGCCAGCAGGTCGTGCATCCCGCGTTCCTTGATACTGGCCGAGGTGGTGCGGATAAAGCGCTTGCGCATGTGCCTATCCACGACATTCATCACGGCATGTACGCCGATGCGGTCATACATGGAGAGCACCTGTATCTTGCGCAGCTTGCCGCCTTCCACAATCTCGCGCTCCCTGTAGTCCTTCACGGTGAACGTGCCGGACGCTATACGCTCCGTCAGGTCCCGTATCACCTCGTCCCTATGCGCAAGGAGCCAGCGCCCCTGGCGTGAGCGTTTCCGCTTCGTGCCTCGGAGCACCGTATCGAAGGAGTCCGACATATTGCCGTACTCAACGATTTTCTCAATGATGTAACCTTCTCTGCGCATAGTTCAAAAATTGTTGTTTGCGAAGGCCGAAGCCTTCCTTCCGTGGGTCCAAGTTCTTCGAGCCGTTACCGACCTACCAAACTCTACCCGTCACTCCGTTTTTCACCTTTCCGGCACATGGGCGGTGCCATGTTCTCTTTATAGAGGTTAAGCCGCTGTTGGTGGGGCTCGGCTCCCTCGGCACCGCACTGGGGACACGTCCCCGCCGCTGTACGCCGATTTCAGTTTCTTTGGTTGTTGTCCAGACGCGACCCGACATTCGCATTCGAGTTCGACGCATCGTTATTCGCATTCGCGTACGACACACCGCCATTCGCATTCGCGTTGTTGTTGCCGCGATAGACCACACGGCCTATGGGAGCTTCCACCCTGAAAAGTGCATATTGTCAGCTTTCCGACTGCAAAGGTACTCATTTTCAGCGAGGCTACCGAAAATTCCACCAACTTCGACGGGCTTACGCCCGTATTTCTTGATGTTTTCGTACCTCAGGCATCACGCTTTACGCTTTTTTCGCTTTACGCTTTGTCGCTTCGCTCCCGTTTTCGCTTTTCCGCTTACGCTACCTCGACTGCCGCCTTGTACGCGGCCACGCTCTCCGCCACCACGATTTTGCCGCGGAAGGCCAGACGCGACCCGACATACGCATTCGAGTACGACGCATCGCTACTCGCATTCGCGCACGACACACCGCCATACGCAACCGCGTAGCTGCTGCCGCGATAGACCACACGGCCTGCAGATGTGGATAGGTAATACTTGTCGCTGTAGTGGGTTGTGCTGCTGCCACCCTGACCAACCGGCACCACGTCCATCCATCTGCCGTGAGACACACCTGTTATCCAGATGTCGCTCGCATTGACGCCTTGAACATATCTGTAGCTGCCGTCGGGCATCAGGTATCGCCATTTCGCCACATTGCCGCTGTCGTTCGGCACGTCCACGCTGTCCATCATGTCATACTTGTGGCCGTAGATGTCTTCGTAGCCCAGGCAGTTGATGTTGTTGATACGGGTAAACACAGTCTCACCCACGTTGTTCACCTCCTTATAGAAAGCCAGACCGCTACCCTCGTAGCCTCCGACAGTCGTTCCGTCGGTGTTCACGGTGTCCTGCATTCCGAGCTTCGCGGTGCCACCAGTGGTTCTGGTGTTGGAGTGCGAACCTGCGCCACACTGCATCTGGCTGTTCCTGCATCCGTACTTGGCGAAGAACAGGTTGGCGATGTCGTTGTGCATCAGACCGTCTATCTGCTGCATACCGCGCTGAACGCTATAGTAGTGGAAGTCGGTCCACGTCGTGCTCGCGGTCGTGCTGCCGCCTGAGATACAGGCACGCAGCTTGTCACCAACGACGCTGCTGCCCACAACGGCGCAGAGGTGCTCTTCCTCCTCTGCCCAGTACGGCTCCATGTCCTCAATTTTCGTGCTGTTGCTCAGCACCACCATGTCAAACTCTGCCGTCTTCAAGATGGAGAAGTTCAACGATGCGGCATTAGCCGGAACATCGGCTATCAGGTACATGCCGGCCACGAACTTCGCACCGAGGGTGCTGACCACCACAGAACTGATGACGTTACCGCTCGCGTCTGCGAAGACTGCGCCCACGAGGTTGGTACCGGGCACACTCGGGAAGCGTACCCTGCCGTAGCCGCTCACCTCCACACGGCACACGGCATAGTTCGCATCAGCCGTGTAGCTCTGTGCCAGCGTCTCCTTGCCGCTCATTATCTTGTAGCCGTTCCTGTAGTTGCCGGCATCCTGAATGTCCTGCAGCGTCACAATGGTGCACTCCGGCTCCTTCGGTTTTGCCGCGTTACTGCTCCAGCAGGCATAGTGCTTGCCGTTCAGGTAGTCGTTCACACCCTTGAACCAGCGGTGGGGCTCCCACATCATCCAGTCGCCCTCGCTTGCATCCAGTTTCGCCGCCGTGCAGTGGCTCAGTTCCTGAGCATCGGCATAGTAGCGGCTGTCTTCGTCGTGCAACGGGAAGATGGTCACCTCGCCGTCCCCGTTGTTCATCGTGGTCTGCACACCGGCATGGGTGATATTTCTGGTCGTCGGCTTCTTTGTCACCTTCGCAAGTACCCTGTGACGCTTCTTCAGGATGGCTGCCACGTGGCCGCTCGCCACATAGTCCGTGCCGAACTTGTAGCCCGTCCTGTTGTCCAGGTTGCTCACGTTGGCATCGTCGCTCACCGTGTCGTCAAACTCCAGCATCGAGTAGTCGGGCTGCAGGATGGTCAGTTCGGGGAATCTCGCTTGCATGGCGGCATAGTCCTCGTCGTCCATGTAGCTCGTCAGCTGCACCGTGCCCACAAGGGCGCAGTAGTCCACGGCGTTGCCGCTCGCGTCCACGCCCTTCAGGTTCTTGTAGCGGTTCAGCAGGGTTCCGTCGTCTTCCACGCTGATGCCCTCGATGCGCACACGCTCCACGTTCACGCACTTGCTGATCATCGACTGCCAGCTGATGTTCGGGCAACCGGCATAGCGCAGCGTCTTCCCCGTCCGCCAGTTCTGCAGCGTCAGTCCGCTCTCCTTCAGGTCGGGCAGATACTCCAGTCTCAGCGTCTGGATGCTGCTGCCCAGTTTGGCGGTCGTCAGAGGACAGCCCTGAGCAAACAGCACCGCTTGGACGTTCACGCCGCGAGCGTCCAGCGTCTTCAGTCGCGTCTGGTTCCTGAAGTCCAGTTCCGTGCTGCTCAGCGTGCCGGTCTTCGCGCTCGTCTGACCGTACAGGTTCACGTCGGTCAACTGGCGGCACTGGTCCAGTACCAGACACCAGCCGGTGCTGCCGCTCCCGTTCGTCTGTAGGTCAAGCACACGCAGCACCTTGCACTTGTTCAGGTTCAGGTCACCCGTCAGGTTGTTCGCCGCTCCCTCCATGTTCAGTTCGGCAATGCGGCTCGCGCCGTAGATTCTTATCGGGTCGTTCACCGTGAAGGCGTTGCTGAACACCAGCGTCACCGTGCCGCCTTTCTTGGCCTCCTCGCTCGGCTGCAGGTGGGGGGCGTTGTTCGTGCCGTAGCCGAAGTAGTAGAGTTCGCTCGCCTTCACCACGATGGTGTTGGCCGCCTCCGTCGCCTGGCGGCTCATATACATGTCTATGTTGTCAGAGAGATAGTTGCCCGTCTCATACTTCGCGTCGAGCAGGGCGAAGCGGTTCTGGATGAACCAGTGGCGGAATGCCTGCTTGTCACCCTTCAGGGCGTAGATATACGGGTACTTCACGATGCCGGTCTTCGTCGGCACACCCTCCGTCTGGGGCTTGATATACTTGATCTCGCCGCTCTTGTTGTAAGCGCGTCCGCACCAGTTGCCCTGCTGCTCCTCGTCAAACATCTGGTTCACCTGTTCCTCGGTCAGCTTCTCTCTCATCGTCGTGGCCATCGCCTTGATCTCATCCTTGAAGTTGGCCAGTACCAGGCACCACAGCCACGAGTCGTGACCCTCAAAAGCGTATTTGTTCTTGTCGCTGTCCCACGTCTCTCGCGTCACGTTGTACAGGTATGCCAGCATCGAGTCGTTGCGGTCGCCTATCTGGGTGTCGCCGTCGTAATACAGCAGATACCACACCAGCGCATCCCACGTCGCGGCTATCATGTTCTTTGCGCGCTGGTCCACGTTGGCGAAGTAGTCCGTGAACAGCCACCAGCACAGCAGGAAGTTCAGGTTCAGGTACTGGCTCACCTCCGTCTTGAACGTGCTCGAGACAAACGTGCTCACGTCGCTCGGTGTCGCGCCTGCCGGCACACAGTCCCTAATCCAGCCCCACAGACGCTTGAAGGCGTTTTTCTTCGCCGTCGGCGCATTGGCCCACTTCGTATCCTCACCACCCGTCTTCGCCGGGTAGTTGAACTCCAGGGCGTTGTCAAACTCCGCTGCCGCCTGCGCGTCCAGGTCGCTCTGTCCCTGGAACAGGCACAGCGGCTGCGTGTTGTTCAGGAACTCGAAGGCGATGGGTTCTGTCGGCGTGAAGCCGTCCACGCCTTCCATGCCGATGATAGCCTGCCAGTCGCTCTTGTCGTGGTTCAAGTTGTACTGGCCGTAGTAGGTCGGCGTGTCCTCCAGGCTCTCTGCCGAGAACACGTCGATAGGAAAACCGTCCACGGCTGTCCTCACATTGCTGTCCACCTGCTGAGGCGGGGTCAGGAACCCCAGCGACTTCATCAGGTTGTTCCACAGTTTCGCGCCGCCGGTGTTCTGAGCCATTGACGAGTCTGAGTAGTCGGCCTTGGCGCACAGGATCTTCACTTTCTTCTGTCCTACGCGCAGGGCTATCTTCAGTTCCGTCTGCTTCACGCCGTTGATATACATCTCCGGATTCTCTCCCTTCGCGCAGTAGATGCGGTAGTTCTTCGTCGGGTATTTCGTCGAGCTCGTGCCCTGGATTCTGATATATACGTTGTGCAGGTAGATGTAGCGTCCGTCTGGGAGCCACAGGTGCACGTCGGCAAGGAAGTCGGTCTTCTTGTTGTTCTCGGCGTTCACAGGGTCAAGTCCGCCCTGGCGCACCACGAGCATGATGCCCTTGCCCTTGTTCCTCAGTTTCTGAAAGTCTATGCTCTTGCCGTCCTCGCCCAGCACGTCGTTCTCCTCAAACAGGGCGGCCATCTCGTCCAGCGTCTGGCGGTTCACGATGTGGTTGTCCATCTCCTCGTCGTCGCTCAGCGCACGGTCATACACATGCACCGTCCGCACCTCCACGTCTGCACCCGTGCTGTCCAGCGTGATTCCCTTCGGCGTGTCCTGCATGAAGTTGTCGCTGTCACCGTAGATGTCGGCAGCGCAGCGCGTACCGTTCACGTAGAGTTCCATCAGACGCCCTTCTGAGCGCTTGCCAATCACGAAAGCAATCTTCACCCACATATCCTGACCGTACTGGCGGCCAACGCCCACGGGCTGGGTGGTCTTGTTCCCGTCCTCGTCCTCCACCTCTTTCGTCGAGCCGGTGTACATCATGGCCTTGTCTGCCGTGATCTGGAAGCCCTTCGTACCGTCCAGGCAACTCACCACGTCGCTCTCCTTGTCCGTAATGTTGCTCACCTTCAGCTCCACCTCAACCGTGCGGCCCGTCGTGGCGGCATCCTGCGTGAAGGGCTTGAAGTCGATGTAGGCTTTCGCGCCGTTCATCAGCTTCAGCGACTCGCCGGTCCACCCGCTCGTCTGCCAGTCCACGTTCTCGAAGGTGGTCTTCACCTCGCCGTGCTCCCAGTGCGCGGGGTCGCTCTCGCCGTTGCTCCTGCCGGCGGCGCTCAGCTTCAGCCGCAGGTCAAGGGTTGCTTCCTCCACGTCGATGCTGCTCTTGCTCACGTCGATATAGAACGGGTATTCCGTCGCGCCGCTCACCAGTTTCATGGTCTGTGCGCCCTGCTCCGTGAAGCGGTTGGCGTAGGTCTGGGTGCTGCGGGGAACCGACACGTCCTGCACCTTCTCCCCGTTCTGCCACACACTCATCGGGGCAGGGGTAACGCCTGCGTCATACACGGCATACTCGAAGGTCAGCTGCTCATACTGTCCGGCTGCCAGACGTGGGGTGCGGTGACCCGTCGTGAAGATGCGTCCGTCCTGGAACGTGTGCTTCGTGCCGATCAGCGGGGCACTGCTGCCAGCCTTGAAGATGTCCATGTAGATGCTCTCGCTCCTCAGCGTCAGGTCGGCGCTGGCTTCCATCTCGGCCACCATCTGCACCGTGTGACGGCCTATTGTCAGTCCGCTCATCGGTATCGTGAAACTGCCGTTGGTCGTGCCGCTCCTGGTCACGGTGGCCGTCTCATACTGGCTGCCGTCCACATACAGGGTGACGACCTTCGTGCCGGTGCCTTGCACAGTGTAGGGAATAACCGCGCTTTCCGTTGATCCGTAGCCGCCGCTGCTCAGACCGCTGCTCAGGCTGTAACTGCTCTGCAGGCTCAGGTTCACCACCTTCACGTTCGCATACGCCTGCTTCGTCTGGGTCTTGCCGGTCGTCGGGTCGGTGGTCGTCGCCTTCACATAGATGTCCGTCGTACCCACCTGCAGGTATTTGCTCACGTCCAGCGTGTAGGTACCTTTGCTCACGTCTTCCGTCGTGACGCTGTAGGCAAGGATGGAGCCTCGGAGCACCCTTATCTCCACCGTTGCCTTCTGCCCCGTCGTCTGTCCGGCATCATCGCCGCTGGTATATTGATGGTCATAGTTCCACGTCAGCACGCAGTTTCCGCCTTCCTTGATGATGCCCTGGTTCACGCTGGCACCAAGCACAATCTTCGTCGCCTGGGTGTCGCCGCCACCACCGCCACCACCGGCTGCCAGTGTGAACTGGGTAATGGCCGCACCGCTCTTGTTCTTCAGCGTCACCGTCTGGGTGCCGTCGTCGCCTTCCTCCACGTCGCTGTCAAACAGGGTCGCGCTCTCTATCTCGCTGAACTTGCCGGCTACGGCGCGGTTCTCCACCGGGTTCGTACTCTGGGCGTCCAGGCTGGCGTCCACCGTCACCTCGTCCACCGTCAGGTCTATGTTGCCCTGGGCGTCGGGGGTCTTCTTCTGGCCGTTCAGCGTCACGCTCTTCACAGTGCCGCCACCGCCGAAGTCGTCCCAGCTGCTCTCGCTCTCCCAACTGGTCAGGCTGGTACCCACAAACTGCTTCGTCTGCCACTTGCCCTGGCTCACCTCGAAGGTTACGCACGCGCCTTTCACGCGCTTCTTCTCCTCCACGGCTCTGATGGCGGTGGCAAGGGTGTAAAAGCCGTTGTCCAGCGGATAGGTCTCGGTCACGTTGATGGTGTTGCCGCCACCGGTGCCGCTCGCTTCCACAAGGGCATCCTCTTCGTCGCTCCAGGCATATAGCGTATCGCCCAGCAGGTAGAGTTTGTTCTTAAGCGGATGGAAGTTGCTGTCTGAATACATGCCGACCTCAGGGAACACGCGGTAGTTTACGTTGTTTTCTGTCACATAGAACACTTGGCGGCTCTCGTCATACCATACAGGGAGGTTCTTTGTCTGGGTCGATTCACTGTCAACTTCCACCTCCGCCAAGTCTGTTATGCCGTAGAAACGGGCGGTGGCACCGTTCCGGGCCAACACTGCCACGTCCTCATACTGCTCCACAACATTCTGGGCTGCTTCGGTGGCTTCCTCCGTCGCTTCTTTGGCGTCGATGGCCTCCTGCGCCGCTGTCTCTGCTGCCTGCGCCTTCGCGTCGGCATTGCTGGCTGCGGTGTTGGCGGTTCCGGCTGCTCCTTCTGCCGCCGCTTTCGCTGCCAGTGCCTGAGCTGCTGCATCGGTCGCAGGCTTGCCCAGCAGACTCACGGGGGCGGTGACAAGCGTAGTCCCGCGCATGGCAGGTAACGTGTTGATGCCTTCAAGCGACGACACCTGCTCCAGTTCCGTCACGTCCTGGCTCTCGGATTTAATCTGCGTGATTATCTCCTGCTTCAGTTCTTGTTTCTCTTGATCTGTCATATTGTAAGGAGTTTATATTGTTAATCTTGTCTGTTGATTGCTCTCGCTGTATATTTTGTTGTGAAACCTTCTATCGTGTATGTTCTGTCTGGATCATATACCAGAAGCACCTCTATAGAGTCGCCCTGACCCATCGCAAGGCTCTCCCAGCGTCCACCGTTCCAATGGGTGAACAGGGGGTAGTCCTCAGAGTTCCAAGGCTGATTCCCACTGCTGTCAGTCTTCGTGTTCCTACCGTAGATGGAAAAATCATTAGAGCCAAGGTCTGACGTTATTGTTAGACGGACAGCAAATGGGGTACTGCTGCCTATGCTAAGGGCTTCACGCACTGACGTGAGCCTTGGCAGGGATATGCCGGCATTACTCGCAGTACAGTTCACAATGAGACGGTTGCTGTCTCTCATGCCTACATCGTATATCTTGTTTGCCTGGTCCACAGTCACCTTTTTGAACTTGTAACCGTCAACAAATCCGTTCAGCGCACCACTACCGGTTCCTGCAAACGCAAGGTTGGCGCTATATGAGTTTCTGATGTCGAATACGATGCCCCACTTGGGCAGATACTCCTCGCCTGTGTCAACAAGGCGCACAAGCATGGGCTGGCCCAGACTGTGCCAAGTGCCGAATATCGCCTGGCGGTTCGTTGCATTGAATCCTATCATGTTGTCATAGAGGAACAGACCGTTCGTTTCGTCATGTATCACTGGCTGCAGGTTTCCGTCTTCATCCTCCTCGTAGGTCACACTGCCCACGCCGATATGGTCATTGGCTATCACAAAGCCACCGATAAAGCCGCTCTGTGCATTCACCTGGCCGACAAACTTACCGTTCACTGCCTCGATGCTGCCGTCAGCCTTGATCTTGAAATACTGGTTCGCTGTCACCAGCCCCTCCAGTTTGATGTTGTCTGCGGTCAGCTTAATCACCGTCCGCGTCTTTTCCTGACCGTCCTCATCGGTGTAGCTTTCCTCAACGCCAACGCCTATCAATGCCAGTTTCCCATCGGGACCCTGGGCATAGATGCCGGTGCCCTCGGCTTTCACCATGATACCGCTCTCGGCAAGCACGTTGCCGTTCTGGTCGAAGTTCTGCGCGGCTATCTTCACCAGCTTCTCACTCTGCTCGAAGAGCGTCCGGTACTTATACGTCAGGCTCTCGATCTTGTCGGTGCTCAGTATGAGCATATACAGGTAGATGTTGCCCGTGAAACTCAGTTTGAAGTCGCCTGTGCCGTTCCACAAGCCGTTGCAGGTGTACTGATTGTAGCCGTCGGTCACTGCCAGTTCTTCCTCCACGTCCATAGAGTTGAAGTTCTCGAAGCCGGTCTTGTCAACACCCTCGAAACGCACCTTCAGCGTGCCGGCACTTGCGCAGCGGTACAGGAAACTCAGATACACCGGTTTCGCCTCCTTCAGTCCCGTCGTCGGGTTCGTCTCCATCGTCGGCTTGCTTCGCAGGTTTGCGTTCTTCTGGGTGATATACTTGTTCTTGATTCTGACCACCACACGACCGTCGTCTTTCGTCACGCTCGCACCGTCGCCTTTCTTGGTCAGCACGTTCTCGTTGGCCCAGATCCATTTGTTACCAACCAGCCAGAAGACAGTCTCGTTCTCCGTCAGCCACTTGCTCAGACCCTCGTCGAAACTGGGGTTGTTCAGGTAGCCTCTGTCTATGGCGAAGTCCTGACGCAGCGCACTCACGCTGCTTGCTATCTTGCCCTCAGTTATCTCAAACTTGGTCTTGATGTCTTCGCCCGTTACCAACAGGAACGTGCCGCGCAGGTAGGCGTTGTCGCTGTACAGGCCGTTGCCGTGGGGCTGGTTGTCTGCCGGAAACCAGTCATCCTTGATGCCGTCAAGGTTGCCCAGACGCGCACGTAGGCAGTCCGTGAAGTTCTTCGCCTTCACACCGTCCATCACGTCTATGCGAGGCTGGCCGTCCTCGGTGGCTGATATAAGTATCAGGTTCTGGCGCAGCGCGTTCTCGGTGTTGCCCATCAGCACCACCTCGTCGGCTTCAGCCGGAAGACTGGCGTCAAACTCACTCGTTTCTACCAGTACCGAATTGCCGTCAACTGCAGCCACCTCCACCCAGTACGATTTCAGGTTCCCGCCCGTGAAGGTCTGGCAACGCATAAGGTCATGTGCCTGAAAGGTATTCTCTTGCTCGAAGGTGATCTTGTAGTAGCCGTCCACCTCCTTAACGGTCTTTATTTTTCCATTGGCGGCACTCACCACAATCTGACCGCCAACGCTACGGATCTTCTCTACCAGCAGTTCAAACACGGTCATCACCTGGCGCACCGTCAGTTTGTCGATGGTCAGGTTAGCCAGTTCCTGCTCGTCTATCCACAACTGCCATCCCTCACCGCCGAAGCCGTCCACGAACCTCGCGCTGCGCAGCAGTTGGCGCACCACCAGCGTCAGCAGTTCGGCATTGCCCTGGCCGTCGATATAGCCGCCTCGTTCACCGGCTTCATAGTCGCCAGCCTCGATGCCCTCGTCGAAGATGATCTTCTTCTTGGCCCTGTCTGCCGTGTTCTTGCTCAAAAACTCCTTGTGCGTCCGCCGCGCACTGTAGATGTTGTTGTCTGTCGGCTTGGTCTCGTCCCAACTGCGTATGATGTCAGGAAGTACACTGCTCGACTCGCGGACATACATTTTCACGTCATGAATGCTGTCCTCAATCTTCGTCATTGTGCCAGTCGAGACGGCATCACTGATTTCCAGGTCTATCTGGTAGGGGTCGCTCACCTTGCGGGTCAACCGAGTGATACGGCTGCTCCTGTAGCCGAGTTTCGGAAAATACTTCTGGCTCTCCAAGCGCACACGCCGACCAATATACAACTGGGCACCGCTACGCTCCACCCACTTCGGATTCGTAGGTGCTTTGTACACGCTTTTGTCCAGCAAGTGCTCACGGTTGAAGGCTTCCACTGCCGACTGGTATTCCTTTTCTGCCAGGTCATAATACTCGTCTGGCATCCTGATATTCCACAGAATATAGGTGTTGCCAGGCGCTGGCACAAGGTGCCCACCGTGTGCGTCTGGCAGCTGCATGTCGTCATCGTATGGCCACGTCGTGATAATCTCAAACTCGCGGGTACTGCTGTTGTAGTTCACCTCAAAGTCCCTGCCTTCCAATTCGCCGCTCTGGAACGACACATGTTTCACCAGGCCGGCTATCTCATAGTCGTTGGGGTCAAAGGTCAGGCCGTTGTCCTTGAAATACCATATCGTGAAGGGGTTTCCGTCCGGGTCTTTCACCTCTTCCCAGCGCACACTGCTGATTACCCCCACACGTCGCGGATAGATGCCACTGAAGGCTTCCTGCTCGTAGTGGTGGAACACACCATACCTCTCCACAAGGTCGGGGATGTCAACATATTTCGCGCCACCGGGCAACTGCAGACGAGTTGAGCCATACTTGCTACGGTCGATGTTCCTGCTGCTGCCTATCGGGAACAGGCGAGTGTAGAATTTCACACCGTCTGCCTCGTCCCTGTCAAGCGACAACAGGCTTTCACCATATCGCAGCAGCAGTTCAGCACCTTGCTCACAACGGCACAGGTTCACTGTCTCGCCCTCTATCCACCATTCCGTGCCGGCTGCTTCCGCCACCAGGCGCAAACCTTCGTCGCAGTAGGTGCCGTCATAGTCGATGGTCAGGTTTTCAGTCGCCACAACGTCGCCCACTTTCCAGTTCGTCGTGTGGTCCATACCGTCGTTCATACTCTGTACTATCAGACGGACATGTTCACTCGCAGGAGCGGTCAGCGTGAACACGGCCTCGTTCTCACCATCGCTGTTTTGAAGCACCAGCAGACGCTTGATCAGGCTCTCGATGCCGTACAGCTTCACGTTGTATTCCCATTCATGCTCATTCTTCTGCTTGGGCAAGTATTTCTCCTGGAGCCAGTAACGCTCACCGGCAAACTCGCACCAGTCGTTCACGTCCAGTTCCAGAAATGCGTAATGGGTGAACGACAGGCTCAGCACATTGTCGCTCTGCAGGGCTTTATCCTGCTGGCTGCTGCTGCCTGCCTCCACCTGGCATTTCAGCCGGTCATTGCTTCCGTATATCTCTATCATGTCCTAATGGCGTTTGAATGTCGTTAAAATGATGCTACTGGCTCCCTGAATTTCACCTTGAAGGCACCACACTGCTCACCCTCAACCCACAGGTTCGAGATGGCGGTGAACCCATTGGGCCACTCAACGGCATACATCCGCATCGCCAGCCCCAGCGTAGGGAACCTGAAGGTCAGCCAACCGCTGTTGCCGGTTTTCAGAAAACGGATGAAGTCCTGATAGCGGCTCACAAATTCCGATGCACTGTCTGCTTGTAGGGCGAAATGAAGTGTAACATCTCGGGCCTCACTCTTCACGTCCAGCGTGTCGCCCATGTCCTCGCCGTCCTGTTCCCTGATGTTCACGGCCACATGCCCCTTTGTTTTCGCAGGGGCAAACAGGGCGTTCAGGTTCTCATGCCCGCCCTTGCGCTCCTCACGCAGGAACACGCCGTAGGTGTCCCACAGGTCGGTGTTGTTCACCAACACCTGGCCGCTCAGTATATGTTGTTCTGTCTTTGCCATAGTCATTATCTCATTTTGATGCCGTCACGGCGCATCGTCTTGATGTCATCGGCGATGCCGTCCAGTTTACGGCAGTAACTCGTGTTCTCAACCAGTTCACCCAGACGGTCCATCAGTCCGCCCCAGCGGTCGGCTATCTTGCCCAGGAGCTCGTCCATGCTCGCCCAGTGACGCTGACCGCTGGTAAACAGTCCCTCCAGTTTTGTGCCCTGGTCCTGTGTCATCGTCTCGAAGGCACCGGCCTTGCCGCTCTGAGTCGTACCGTCTTTGTCAGGATCAATGCCGGCTGCGTCGTATGCCGCGTCACGTTCCCTGTTCATGTCGTCGAAGATGCCGCTGTACCATGTACGCAGTTCGTCGGCCTCCCATTTTTCCAAGCCGTCTTTCATATATTCGGCAAACTTCTCGTACCAGTCCTGCAGACGGTCGCTGTAACTCTCCGACATCAGCCAGTTCAGGATGGCGTCCTCAAACATGTCGTCAACGCTTGCCAGCATCTCTTTCGTGCCGTTCTTCACGTCCTTGACAAGACTGTTGAACGAGCTCCGAGCACTGTCAAACGACAGACCGGTCATCTTCTCACGGTAGGCATTCTCTATCTCCTCCAGTTCCTTCCAGTAGGTGATATAGTCATCCATGAACTGGGCCGCGTTCTCATGGCCATCGTCTGCCAGGTCTTTCAGATGGCTGTATTCGCTGGTCAGTTTTGTGGCCACCTCGTACATCTCTTTGCTCGACAACGCCCAGAAGTCACCTGCACTGCGCACACTCTTGCCCAGCAGATTGCTGATGGCGTCCCATTCTGCACCGCTCATGCCCTGGTTGATTTTGTGGTTCGACGAGTGGTGACCGCCGATGCCGAGAAAACCGTTGCTGTAGGCGCCTCCCGAACGGCTCATCATCTCCTGGGTCTGCGCCTCCACCTTCCTGATGTTCTCTTTCTGCTGGTCATAGAGGGCATCCACATCGCTCATCTTGGCATCTGTCAGTTCGTCGGCAAGATTGTCGATAGCCTGCTCCAGGTCTTTGTTGCTCTGGGTCAGACGCTCAATGTCTTCTATCAGGTTTGTGTCGCTGTCACCAAAACCTGGAATACCCCATGAGCCCAAGGCATTGCCAAGGGTGCGAAGCGAACCGTACACGCCATTGGCCACACCCATGATATTTCCGCTTTTCAGGCTCTCCCATGCGTCCGTGGCATACTGGCTGCTCTCGGCAAATGCACTCCAGCCCTTGCCGAACTTGGTGTCTGCCAAGTCCATCTGCTCGAACAGTTCTTTGGCCGACTGCACGTTGTCATTGATGCCGTGCACTATCGCGTCAATGATGGCTACCGTACTGGCAAAACTGCCTCCGGCGGCTTCTGCGGCCATACCAGCCTCTCCCTGGGCCTGCGACAGGGCCTCGGTGCTCTGGGTCACATTGCGCTCCTGCTTGCCTAACTTGGAAAACAAGTTTGTCAGTTTCGTCACATCTTTGCCCTGACCTTGCAACTGACCTATAAAAGCATCCTGACCTGTGGCGGTTATCTGGTTTTCGTCGGCCTCTATGCCTTCCTGCTTCAGCAGTTCCAGAATTTCCTTCCGGGTCTTAGCCACTTCTTTGAGGGCTTCGGCCTGGCGTTTCTCAGCCTGCGCCAGACGTTCCTGGGCCTCTTCGCTCTCACGCTCCAGACGACGTATCTCCTCCAGCTCAGGAATCACGAGCCCGAAGGCACTCTGCCATTCCTTCGATTTCTTCTGAATCTGGCCGTTGATGGTGTTGATGCGCTCCGATATGATGGCGGCATTCTCTGCCGTGATGTCTTTGGCGTTGAGGGCTTCCTTCAACTGCTCCTTCAACTTCCTCAGGTGCTCTATCGACATTTTGTCAAGGCCGTTGAAGACTGCCTCCCAGTTGATCGACTTCTCCAGTTCGCTCATGTCGAGTTCCGACAGTTTCTCCTCCAGTTCGCGCTCCAGAGTCAGACGCTCACCGGCATTCTTCGACTTGCTGATCTTCAGAGCGTACTCCTCCTGAAGCGCCAGTTTCTTCTGCTGGTAGTCGCCATACAGCAGCAGATATTCGTTGATGGCGGTCTGCTCAGCACGTTGCTGCTCCTCCAGTTCCTTCTGGAGACGAAGACGCTCACCCTCGTTCTGCGCTCTCTTGATGCGCTCGGCATAGTCCTCGGCTATAGCCTGCTTGCGCTGCTGATAGTTGCCGTACTCCTTCAGGAAATCACGCATCGACTGGCGTTCCGCTTCATAGACAGCCTCCGTAGCGCGTATGCGCTGTTTCTCGTTGGCTTCATCTGCTTTCTGCCGTTCTTTGATTTCCTCCTCTGTATATGATGTGTCAACGGCCTGCGGGTCGAAGACTTTCTCCTTGTTGGCAGGATTGGCCTCGAAAGCCTTACGCGCAGCCTCAATCTTATCCTGCTTCAGGTCTTCATAGGCCCGTCTAATCTCCGCTTTCCTTTTATCGTAGTCAAGTTTTATCTGTCTGAGGACTTTTGCCGTGCCCTCCTCCATGATGTCAATCTCATGTTGCTCCGTTTCGAATGCCAGATCTTCTGCCTGGCGCTGACGTTCCAATTCCTGCTCTCGTTGCAACTCCAGATAACGTTGCTGTTCGCGTTTCTGGTTGACGATAGAGTTACTACCGGAGCCTCCGCCACTGCGCCCACCACCTGAATGTCCGCCGCCCGAATGTCCGCCACCTGTACGGCGTGAGTTTCTGCTGACGGTCTCGGCATGGAGTCCGCGCAACTTCGTAAGCTGTCCATTTAATTGACCCACCTCCTTGTTAGCAGCGTTCCATTCCTCTGATCCAGGAATGGCATTGGTGCGCCTGTCCTGTGCGTCTTTCAGACGTTTCTGCAAATCGGCCTCAGACCCTTCGGTCAACTTGTCGGGTATCAAGGCGTTTATTTCAATCAGCAGTTGTTTCAGGTCTTCCAGTCTCTTTGTGTCGGTCTGAATGTCAACCTTCTTGGCGTTGGCTTCATCGATTTTTGCCTTGGTGGTCTCTATTTCATTCTCCACCTGCTGGACCTTCTGCACCAACTGCTCGTAGTTCATATTGTCAATGGCATCGTTGGTGGTGTCTTTGGTCTGAACCACTTGATTGGCGATACCCTGTAACTGTGCCTGTGTACGCTCCAGTTCTGAATAGGCTTCCGTAAAACCTTTGGCGGAGGTTTCAACATAGTCATAAAGATTATCATGAAAAAACTCCAGTTCTTCATCTGTTACACCCAATGATCGCAGAATGTCCTCAATGGCTTTCACCTGCTCTTCTACAGCATTTTTGCCGTCTTCCGCAGATTTTGCAAAAGCGGCTGAAATCTGTTGGGAATGAGACATTACCTCCGTTGAAATCATATTCCATGTAGCGGAAGTGATATTTCGTATATTTTGGGAGGCCTTTTCTACCATTGTTGTTTGGTACACGTAATCTCCCAAAGTGGCATTGTACACATTGGCCTCTTCCATGACGGAATGCGATGCGTCTTCTGCAGCGTCTATAAGGTCATCCATTGCGTCCTTCTCAGCGTTCATCGCATCTTCGTTGGCTTTGGATGCTGCTTCAGCAAGGGTCTTTTCGGCTGCCTGTTGTCTGATGGCCGCTGTCAGTGCCTCGTACTTTTCCTTCTGCTCCTCTAACGTGTCATTGACACCTATCTGCTCCACGTTGTACTCACGTGCCAAGGCATTGATACCCTCAAGTGCGGTCTTGTAGCTCTTGGTTCCTTTTTCCACATGTGTCAATACGGTATAGTAGGAGTCAAGTTGTGACTGTTCCTCCATGACCTTCTTCCGGAAGCGGTCAACGGAATCTGCCGCCTCGTCTGTCTCAGAGGAGAACATCGAGAGCAAACCAATGATGGAAGTGATAGCCACCAGTGCAATGCCGAACGGGTTAGACATGAAGGCTGCCTTCAGACCGTGCATCGCCTTGGTGCATAAATTCGTGGCTGCCGCCCAAAAGCCGGTAGCCTTGGTGTTGGCATTCTTCTGGATAGTGTCAACCTGAGTCTGGAATGTGGACAGCCTGGTTGCAGCCGCTTCTTTCTGGCTTGCGGCGGCTGAGGCATTCTTACGTGCGGTCTGCAGTTCGGTCGCAGCAGCATTGGCATCACTTGCCGCTGTTGCAAGTTCTATTTCCGCACGTTCTATCGCTTCCCCGTCACCGACACGAAGCACCGCCTCATATTGCTCTTCGGCTGCTTTCACCGCATCGTTTGCGGCATCGACACGAAGCGACGCAGCGGCAGCCTGGCTGGTGGCCTCGTTATAATTTGCTTCGGCTGCCGCCAACTTGGCGCGCAACTCATTTTCCATCGCCAGGACTTCGGCATCGATGGCTGCCGTGTTTCCTTCCTTCGCTAAAGTGTTCGCCTGGGTTGCTGCTGTCTCGGCATCAATGGCTCCAGTGTCAAGCGAGGCCTTGTACTCATCAATGAGGTTCTGCAACTCACTCACGCGACTGGCCTCGATGGTCTCTTTCTGCTTGGCTATCACATTCTGCCAGGCTTCAACAGCCATCAGCGAGCCCTTGTATTCTCCGTATGCAGCCACCACGGTCAGGATGGCAGTGCCCAGCTTGTCGTAGTTCTTGATGGCTCCGGCGGTCAGGTCTATCACATCGACCATAACACCTTCGCCCTTTTCGCCCATCTCGTTCAGGGCATCTTCCCAGGCACCTTCCAGGTTACTCATTGCTCCCTTCAAGCCCTTGCTCTGCTTCTCCAGCATTCCATGGAACTTGCCGCCCTCGGCGGTCGCAGTCTCGAAGGCGTCGGCTACCATCTCCACGGTAATCTTGCCGGCGGCCATCTCATCTTTCAACTGGCCGATGCTCTTGCCGGTCTTTTCTGAAATCACAGTCAGCGGGTTGAAGCCGGCGTTAATCATCTGCAGCAAGTCCTGACCCATCAGCTTGCCCGTGCTGCTCATCTGCGCAAAGGCAAGCGTCAGCGAGTTGAACTTCTGGGCATCCCCCATCGAGATGTCACCTATCTGGCGCAATATGGGCATTACCTTCTCGGCCTCGATGTTGAAACCGAGCAGTGTCTGGGCTCCTTTCGCCAAGTCCTGCATCATCATCGGAGTGTTCACGGCAAAACTCCTGATGTCGCCGAAAAGCTCGCGACCCTTGGTCGTGCCGGCAATGGTCTCAAACGAGATCTGCAAGGCTTCAACCTCGCCGCGGACATCCATGATTTTACGCACGAAGTCTGTCACCTTGTCGGCGGCAAACAGCCCCACCACGGTGTTCTGCAAGCCCTTCAGGGTGCCGTCAAGGCCTCTCGCAGTCGCCTGGGCGTCAAGCATGCCCTCTTTCAGGTTGCCCTTCATCAAAAACTCTATCGATACAGGTTTCATGACGTTTCTTTCTGTTATACTTGTAAGTTACTCTGGAAGAAGCCCAGTACATCGTCACCGCCTTCTTCCCGCTCGCTCTCTTTTCTCTTCCTGACGTAGCGGGGAGCATCCGCAAGCATCATGATAAGTGTCTGGTAATTCACGCCGTCCAGAATATATTCACGGCTCCAGCCGGTGGCATTCGCAATCTGCCAGACCAGACCGAAGGGGCTATGGCTTCCTTCATACTCGGTCGTTAACTCCCCTTCCTTTTTTGGCTCAGTCTCAGCTTCATCGGATTCGTCGTCTCCGCTGATCTGATAATAGGCATAAAATTTTCCGTGCCGAGCAGCAGCACAAACTTCATCATGGCCACCTGCAGGTACAGATTGTCCACCCAGTGCCGGAGCAACCATGCCACAAGCCACACGGGTTTCCACCATGCACCGCACATCGTCAGGGCAACCATCTTGGAGATGGTCTTGCCGTGCTCGGCCACGAACTTCATCTGGGCGTCCTTGTCCATCGCCTCCATTTCGGCATACGTAACGCCAAGGCTCAGGTACAGACGCGCTATCTTGATCTGGCCGCTCAGACGGGGACGCTGCATCGTCATACGCAGATACACCGGCTTCTTCCTGAATGGCACGCGCAGGGGCTTAAACGGCACGGAGACGCCGATGTCAAGCAGCGCCTCCGATGCCTCTAACTGGATTTTCTTCTCGTCCATGGCACACAGGGTTATTCACCTCCATCTACAGGAATGTCAAGAATCTCGTAAGGTGCGCTGCCGTCTGCCGGCTTCATCACCTTCAGCGTGCAGGCCACCTTCGACACCTCGGTCAAGGTCAGCTTACCGTCAAGGTTGCTCAGCAGCATGGCATTGGGGATGCTGATGCGCTTGCCGCTCGGCGTGTCGATGGTGCAGGGACCGCTCAACTGCACAAGCTCGGTAGGAGCCTTCCAGCTGGTTTCTGTGGCTACACCGCCAAGCATGTCAGCGAGGTTAGCATAGTTCAGCTGGATCATGTTGAACTTCGGGGCGATGGTGCCGTTCTTCTGGGCAAGCACCAGCACAGGCGCGTCGGGCACCTGCTCGGCCTCCACATCGACGCTTTCAGGAGCGGTGCCGCCCCACTCGAAACTGTTTTTCTCGATGTAGCCTACTTCCTTGTTGTTGAAGGACATCTTGCTAAGGCCATACAAAAAATCTTTCTTGTTCATTGTCTCGTTACTTTTTTAATGATTGAAATAATGTTCTTTATTCTCGCGATAAGGATGCCACCCAACAGACCATATACAAACCATTTGAATGACATTCCAACTGGATTAGGAGGCTTCTCCTCCAGTTCCCGCAATTCCTGTTTGCTCTCAGCCAGGCGGATTTTGAGTCCGTTCAACTGTTCGCCGTAATCCTTGTGCAAGTTGCGAATAGTACGCTCGTAACGCTCACACTGGAGTTGCAGACTGTCACACGTCGCATACACGTAGATATATTCAGGCTCGGTGGCTGTGGCTGCTTTGCGTGACACCTTCACGCTCGCCTGACCGCTGCGCTCTGAATAGCTCGCCCCGGCAGGGAGGCTACGGAGGCTGTCCGTCGCTATCGTCAGCGTCACCGCCGACATCGGCACCTTCACCGGCTCCGTCCTGATCTCCACCAGTTCGCTTACACTGTCCAGGCTCAGGCGCACGGCGCTGTCTGTGCTGACGGTCTCGGCCACCTGCTCCACGCTGCCCGCCGTCACGCTCTTTCGGTGTGACGCGCATCCGCTGAAGCACAGGGCAGTCAGCACTATACTTGCAACTATTAGCATCGTCGATGGCCTTGCGAAGCCGGGCCATCTCGCGTTTGGTCGCGTTGAGGTCTTTTCTTGTTTCATTCAGTTCTTCTTTTAGGGGTTCTACGATGTTCTGGATCAATATACGGGTGGCTTGCTCAGTGTTCGTTATCTTCACCGTGTCGGCCTCGGCAAGAGCCTTCTCGGCCTCCGCACGGGCTTTCTTCAAAGCACTGCGGATGGTCACGATGGAGATAATGGCACCGACCAGGCTCCCGCCCAAAACCACATTGAGGATTTCACTGAGTTCCATTTCCATATATCAACTATTGATTGATTCCTATTTCTTTGAGCCACTTTTGGACGTCGAAACTCGGACAGGCCTTGTTAGCGACCTCTCTGTGGCCGATGATCTTTACTCTCGGGAAACGCTTGTGGAAGTCCAGCACATAACGTTTCAGGGCTTCTTTCTGCGCGGGGGTGCGGGTGTCTCTCGCTTTCTTCACGTCATTGGCGTCAACGCCGCCCACATAGACAATATGCCGGCTGATGGCATTGTAGCCTTTCGCTCCGTTGGTGATTTCCCACGGATCCACGTTGGCATCCTCGTTGTTCTTCACCAGACGCTCCACCTTACCGTCGAGGTGGATCATGTCGGTATAGCCGACTTGTTTCCAGCCTCTTCCGCCTTTTGAGACGGGGTCGGTGTGCCAGTGCCGGATGGCGGCACTGGTCACCTCACGTCCCTCAGGGGTGGCGGTGCAGTGAATGACTAAATACTGCAGGCGAGCCATCAGCCCTCACCTCCTTCCTCGCCTGTGCTCTTGGTGAAAGCAGGCTCCTCACGGTTGTCAAGCACGATGAACTCCTCACCGAAGGCGATGTTCGTGTCGGCCTTCATGAGCATCTTGAAGAAGTAGAGCTCACTCATGTTGCTCACGGGACCGATCTTGATGACGTGCTCGTCGTCCTGAAGGTTCACGGCTGCGAACAGGTTGGTCGTCATCGCGTTCGGGCTGCACAGCGTGGCCACAATCAGGTCGTCAGGCCAGGCGGCAAGCGTCTCAATCTTGATGTCCTTGTACATTTTGATGTTGCGGGTAGTCTCGTCACGGTTCTTGTACTCACGGGCGGTCAGCTCGTCATCGTACTTGTTGAAGTCCGACGGGCTCATCAGGAAGCGAAGGTTCGGATTCTCGATCATCGCCACGGGAATCTGGGCGCGGACTGCCTTCAGACGGTCAACCATCTTGGTGGCAGTGCTCGACACAATCACGATGTCCTTGTCCTTGGCGGCCTGGGTTAGGATGCCGTTGAACAGGTGGTCGTCGTCGTTGCCGTACTCGCCGTTGATGTAGTGGCCGCCGAGCTCGAACTGCACCTGCTTCGACAGGGCGTCAAGCAGCGCGTTCTGGGCGTTAGGGGGCAACTCGGCAAACACGAGGTCGCCCTTCGGCTGGAACGGACGCCAGATGTTCTCGAACACACGGGGGTTGAATACTGTGAACGCCATGAAGTCCACGGGGTTCAGTTCCTGCTCCGAATAGGTGAAGTTGCCCTTAGAGTCTTCCACCTTCGGGTCTTCCTTCTGCTTGCGGAGCATCTTGCCCGTGTGCAGGCGGGGGATTGAGATTTTCTTCGACACACCGGGAATCACGTGGATCAATCCCTTCTCCACAATCTCGTTGCTGGTCGTCGCCACGGTAAGGAGCTGCTCCAGCACCTCGCCGTTGTAGTTGGTGTTTTTAATGTTAATCGCCATAGTTCTTCTTGTTATTTATGGTTATACTTGTCGCGGATCTCGCGCTGGCGCTTCTCCCAGGGACTCTCCTTGCCGGGGTCGCCACCGCCAAGGTCATCCACTACACGCTTCTTCGGAGTGAGGGAAGCGAGGGCTTTCTTGCCGTCCTCAGGATGCTCCTTCAGCAAATTCTCATAGACCGGACGGGTCTCGGCGTTGATGCGACCGTCGCCCTCGGCTGCGTCAAGCAGCGTCTTGCGCTCTGCGGCGGCAACAGCCTCGGCTGCGTCCTCGTGTTTCTTCACCGTCGCCTTCAGCGTGGTGTTCTCGGTTTCAAGACCGTCTGCTTTGGCAGCTCTGGCCTCCAGTTGGTCGATGCGTGCAAGCACGTCGGCCTCGGTCACACAGTCCTTGAACTGTGGACGCTTTTTCAGATCTTCAATGTTCATGTTAAACTCGTTTTGTGGCTCAGCGAGCCGGTTATTGAAAATGGTGTATATCTGCTCTGGGGTGCTGTCTTCGGGGACGGGGTCCGCATCGTAGATGCCATCTATAAGACCCAGGCGCAATGCCTCGTCAGCCGTCAGCCAATGGTCCTCTCCGTCAAAGTAGGCCGACTTGATGGATTCCACACTCTGACCTAACTTGGCGGCGTACATCTGGCAAAGGGTGTCCTCCAGACTCTCTATCTCGGCAAGCACGCTCTTCAACTCGTTCTTGTTGCCGTAGCAGCCGCCGCTCACGCTGTGGAGCATCAGGCGGGCATACTTGCTCATCTGCACGGGCTTGCCGCACAGGGCTATCACGCTCGCCATGCTTGCGGCAATACCATCAATGTATATGCGAATGTCCGCCTTGCTGTTGCGCAGGGCGTTGAAGATGGCTATGCCTGTATATACCTCACCGCCGTTGCTGTTGATGCGAACGTCGATGCTCTTATAGGCTGCTTCCGCAGCCAGTAGTTCTCGCGCTATCTGACCGCTGCTCACGGTGCCGTAGCTGTCGCCGATGTCACCGTACAGCAGGATGCAGCAGGTGTCGTCGCCGGGGATGATGTTGAAAAATTGCCTCATATCTGTTTCTATCGCTCGTTTGTGGGTAATGGCACCCGATTTACGGTGCAAAATTGCGGTTATTTTTCCACCCTCGCAAATCGGGATTTTATCATAACCACTTTATAATGAAATGATAACGTCATAAAACGTCATCGTGCGGACACGTTTTTCAAAACCGAAAAATTATGGCCAACTTTGCACTGCAAAACAGTAGTAAATCAAGAGTTTTATGGCTAAGGAACTGACAAATACACAGAAGAAGGAATGGGCAAAAACGCTCTACCTCAAAGAGAACCTCACGCAGCAGGAGATAGCCGACCGCGTGGGAGTGTCGCGTGTCTCGGTCTCAAACTGGGTGCGTGCCGGCAAGTGGGAGGAACAGCGAGTGGGCATCACGCTCACAAGAGAGGAACAGATACGCAGCCTCTACAGGCAGGTGGCGGAAATGAACAAGGCCATCGAGGGACGCCCTGAGGGTGAGCGCTTCGCCACCTCGGCAGAAGCGGATGTCATCGGAAAACTCTCCAAGTCCATCAAGCAGATGGAAACGGAGGTGGGCATCGCGGACGTCATCAGTGTCATGACGCGATTTATCGAGTTCCTGCGTCCCGTTGACCTCGAAAAGGCAAAGGACGTGACAAGGCTCGCTGACGCATTCATTAAATCTATCTTGTAGCATGAAGCAGATCGACAAAAACGCGCTCCTCGATTGGGAGCAGTACAAACAGGACATATACCGCTCTACACCGGTGGACCAGAACATGAGCCACGGCGAGAGGGAGAAGCACCGTATCTATCTGGAGGCGCACCCCATCGAATGGATCAAGTTCTTCTTCCCTGGCTATGCCAAGTATGAGTTCGCCGACTTCCAGAAGAAAGCCATCAGGCGTATCATTGCGCACGATGAGTGGTATGAGGTGCTGTCCTGGAGCCGTGAGCTGGCAAAATCCACCATCACTATGTTCATCGTCTCTTTCCTGGTTCTCACAGGGAAGAAAAGGAATGTGCTGCTCACCTCCAACAGCAAGGACAACGCAGTCCGGCTGCTCGCGCCATATAGGGCAAACCTGGAGGCTAACGGACGCATCGAGGCTTACTACGGCAAGCAGCAGACGCTGGGGGCTTGGACCGAGGACGAGTTCATCACAAAGGCCGGGGTGGCATTCCGTGCCATCGGTGCGGGACAGTCGCCACGTGGATCACGCAATGAGGCCATACGCCCCGACGTGCTGCTCATTGACGACTTCGACACCGACGAGGACACCAAGAACCCCGACATCATACAGAAGCGGTGGGAATGGTGGGAGCAGGCGCTCTATCCGACACGCTCTACCTCCGAGCCGACACTGGTCATATTCTGCGGTAACATCATAGCTAAGGACTGCTGCATCACACGCGCAGGGGAAATGGCTGACCACTGGGACATCGTGAACATACGTGACAAGAACGGACACTCCACATGGCCGGAGAAGAATACCGAGGAGGACATCGACCGCACCCTGTCGAAAATATCGACACTCAGCCAGCAGCACGAGTATTTCAACAACCCGATTTCTGAGGGAGAGATTTTCAAGGAGGTCGTCTATGGCAAGGTGCCGCCGCTCTCGAAGTTCAAGTTCTTGGTCATATACGGCGACCCTGCACCGGGTGAAAGCAAGGGAAAGAAGGGCAAATCGTTCAAGGCGGTCATGCTCCTGGGCAAGCGAGACGGCAAACTCTATGTCATCAAGGCAAGGCTCGCACAGGCACTCAACGCGGAGTTCATTGACTGGTATGTCCAGCTGCTTGAATATGTAGGCGGACGCTCCACCGTCTATTGCTGGATGGAGAACAACAAACTCCAGGACCCGTTCTTCCAGCAGGTGTTCAAGCCGCTCGTGCGCAAGGTGCGCAAGGAGAGGAACATCACGCTCTACATCCAGGGTGACGAGGAGAAGAAGACGGACAAGGCAACTCGTATCGAGGCGAACCTGGAACCGATGAACCGTGAAGGGAACCTGATCCTCAACGAGGCGGAGCGCGACAACCCCCACATGCGGGAACTGGATGAGCAGTTCAAACTCTTCACACTCTCGCTCAAATACCCTGCCGACGGTCCCGATGCCGTCGAGGGTGGTAACAGGAAAATCGACCAGACGGCACAGAAAGCCGACAGGCCGATTACACAAAGCAGACGTTCAATCAGTAAGAAAAACAAGCATAGACTATGAGCCAATTTGTAAACATTGAAGACTACGACGCAAGCGTCCACCGCGAAATACTGGACGCGCTCGTCCGTGACGACCAGTCGCTGGTCGAGATATGTGAGGACAGGGCCATCGCCGAAATGCGTTGCTACCTGTCAAAACGGTATGATTGCGACGCCATCTTCTCTGCATCAGGGGAAGACAGGAACCAGCTCATACTCATGATGGTCATCGACATTGCCGTATATCATATCTTCTGCATCCACAATCCGCAGAAGCTCTCACAAATACGGAAAGACCGCTACGAGCGCGCCGTGGAGTGGATGAGGGCCGTCGCAGACGAGGAAATATCCATCGAGGGAGTGCCGATGCTGCCGGAGGACGAGAGGGCAAGCAAGGCTTCGCTCATGTTCAAGAGTAACCGTAAACGTGTAAACAGACTATAAGTTATGAGCAACAAACGAAAGAATAAAGAAGGCAGGGGACGCATCACCGTCAGCGGAAACGTGCCCCGTCCGGGACAGAAGCAGCCGGCGGTCATTCTGCTCACGCAGCCTAAGCGGTTCGGCATCGACACCGCCGACTTCATGGCAGCCATACGTGCTGCCGAAAATGTGGACTATTCACAGCGGTCGAAACTCTATGACCTCTACAGTGACATCATGCTCGACACGCACCTCTCATGCGTCATCGACAAACGGAAGAATGCCGTGCTCTGCTCGGACATCGAGTTCCGGCGCAACGGCAAGCCGGACGACAGGGTGAACGAGCAGATACACTCGCCCTGGTTCAACCGCTGCATAGCCGACCTGCTCGACGCGCGCTTCTGGGGATTCTCGCTGCTTCAGTTCTACAGAAACGGCGAGTGGGTGGACTATGACCTCATACCGCGTAAGCATGTAGATCCTGTGCGGCGTCAGATACTGCGCCAGCAGACGGACATCATCGGCACACCATGGGAAACATACCCCGACCTACTCTTTGTAGGTGACGAGGAGGACCTGGGGCTGCTTGCCAAGGCTGCACCCTGGGTCATATACAAGCGTAACACGACGGCAGACTGGGCGCAGTTCTCCGAGGTGTTCGGTATGCCGATTCAGGAATACACCTATGAGACTGACGACGAGGACAGCCGCAAACGTGCCCTCGAAGATGCCAACTCGCTCGGTGCCCTGGCCACATTCATCCACGGCAAGGACACGGAACTGAAACTGGTGGAGGCTGGGAACAAGACCGGCAGCGCGGAGGTCTATGAGAAGTTGTGCGAGCGCTGCAACAACGAGATCTCAAAACTCATCCTCGGCAACACCCTGACCACTGAGTCTTCCGAGAACGGTACACAGGCACTCGGCACCGTACACAAGAAGGTGGAGGATAAGGTGGCACAGTCCGACCGCCTCTACATTCTTGACATCCTCAACTATGACATGGCGGACATTTTCGCGTCCATGGGAATTGACACAAAGGGAGGTGAGTTCTGCTTCCCTGAGAAGAAGGATGTCGATATGAACACGAAGGTCAGCATCCTCACCCAACTACGCACCAACTTCCAGTTGCCCGTCGATGACGACTGGCTCTATGAGGAGTTCGGCATCGAGAAGCCCAAGGACTACGAGGCACAGAAGACAGCCCAGGAGCAGCAGCGCATCGACCGTGAGCAACAGGCTCAGGCGGCACTCCAGGCGGCACAGCAGCCACACCATGACGAAGACGATGATGAGGACGACGACAAAAAGAAGTTGAACGAGCCTCCCACTAAAAAGGGCTTCAAAAACTGGTGGCGGCGTTTTTTCGCATGGGCCCCGTCGAGGCACGGGGCGGATTTAGACTGGTAGTCAACCGTCTCTACTACGACGCTGCCGAACCTGCATCGTCGGGCTTCGTCTTCGACGAGGAAATACTGCTCCAGGCTCTGCGCAACATCTACGCCAAGAAAGGAAAAGAGCCCACCTATATCGAGGAGCATCTTTTCCGTGAGTTCTGCAGGGGATTTGACCATGCCGTGGCAGATGGGTTTGAGGGTGTCAATCCGGACGATGACTTCATCAGTGCTCTGCGACACTCCAACGAGGTGTTCTCGGCGTTCAAGGTGCACCGTGCGCAGCGCGACATGACGGCAAGGCTCGTGGATTCTAACGGCAATCTAAAGCCTTTCGAACAGTGGTTGAAAGACGTGCAGCCAATCGCCAGCCACCAGTGCCGCTCATGGTTCCAGACGGAATACGACACGGCGGTCATCAGGGCGCATCAGGCTGCCGACTGGAAGCAGTTCGAGCGGGAGCGTGACGTGCTGCCTAACCTAAAATGGATGCCGTCAACGTCAGCCAATCCGGGAGCGGATCACCGTCCGTTCTGGGGAACCATACGCCCCATCGACGACAAGTTCTGGAAGGAACACCGACCGGGAGACCGATGGAACTGCAAGTGTAGCCTCTCCAGTACCGACGAGCCGGCGACACCGCTACCAGAGGATATTCCGACTTCATCACAGCCACAACCTGGACTGTCTGGCAATCCAGGACAGGATGCCGCCGTCTTCAGCGACGACCATCCGTATTTCCCTTCAGACTGCCAACACTGCGCTTTTTACAAGCCTGGTATCAAAGCGAGGTTCAACCATCTTTTCAATGCAAAGACTAAGGACTGCTATAACTGCCCATACATTGATGGGTGCATACCAGGAACTGACAAAGTGGTGAAAAAAGCTGCAGAGAGAATAAAAGCCATAAAAGAGACGATAGACCCATACGATGGATTTGACGTTCGAAGTGATAAATTTATCACAGGAAATCTTAAGATTCTTAGACGTTCCCTCCAAGACATCTTTGAGCACGAAAAGGAAGACACTACTCTCATGCAATGGCTTTCCAAATTCTCACTGAAAAAGGTAAGAGGATGGAAATATGAAGGCTGGGCACCAAATAGACCTTATGAGCCAGGACATCCAAAGTACGATCCTAAAGTACCCAATAAAAAGAAACACCCAGAAACTGATTATTTCCTGTACTACTCGTTAAAAATTAAAGGGAAAACTTATTGGGCAAATGTGAAAGTTCATAAGAACTACAATCATGGGGAGGTTCTTTATACAATCGAAGGCGAAAAGCCCAAAGATTTAATTGAAGGAGTAAAAAAATGAAAAAGGGGTAGAATGCGCTACCCCGGGTTATACCCATTGGGGCCGTGAACCCCTCTACCTCTTTTTCTGCTGCAAAGATACAACTTTATTTTTAATTACAAGCAAATGGACGTAAAAAATTTAGCTGACGAACTGAAAAACAAGGCTGGAGAGGTCGAAAACCTCATGAGACGCAAACTTCCGGTTATCGTCGGGCGCATGGCGAAAGACCACTACCAAGAGAACTTCCGCAAGGGTGGGTTCCAGAACAGGGGACTGCGCAAGTGGCCGGTCACACGTCGCCAGACTTCGGGCATCGCAGGGGCGGACGGACAGTACGGACCTCTGCTCTCACGGCGCAACCACCTCTTCGAATCCATCAAATACGTTCCATCTGATTTCAGGGTGCTGGTCTCAAACGACCTGCCATACGCTCCCATACACAACTGGGGAGGAGAGACAAACCCGACCGTTACGGCGCGTATGAGACGTTTTGCGTGGGCCATGTATTACCATGCCCAAGGAACAAGCAAAAAGCCGACAGGGGGCAAAAGAAAGCCCAAAAACACGAAGTCTGCCCCAAAGGTGGAAACCCCGTCTGCACAATTCTGGAAAGGACTGGCTCTGACTAAAAAGAAAAGACTCCGTGTCCGCATTCCACAGCGACAGTTCATCGGAGAGAGCGAGGAACTGAACCAGCGCATCAGGGAACGCATCGAGAAAGAACTAAGTCAAACATTAAACTTGTAGATATATGGAAGAACTATTTATCAAGATCCTCCAACTCATTACGGAGGAAATGCCGGAACTCTCGCTCGTCGATGAGGACTACGGACAACTGGAAACGGAGGAAGACACCTATCCCGTCACTTTCCCATGTGTGCTGATCGGCAACGTCGAGGCAGACTGGAACGACATCGGCATGGGTACACAAAAGGGAGTGGTGAAGATGTCGGCACGTCTGGCCATAGACTGCTACGATGACACGCACTACGGTTCAGGAACTGAGGACAAGGTGGCGGAGCGTCTGCAAATGGCAAACAAACTATACACCTCACTCCAGTGCTTCAGACCTCTCAGCGACATGGGGCCGATGTACAGAACCAAGACGAGGTTCTATGCTATGCCAGGGGGGATTAAGGTGTATGAATATATCTTTGAGTTTGAGGTGAACGACTACTCGGCTAATGTCAACTGTTAGCATCCTGCACTTCAAACAACTCCAACTGCTGAGGGGTGAGTCGGGGCTTCTTTACCTTTGGGACAGGCTTCACATCGATGTCCTTCAGCTCATGGCAGTAACGGCGGATAATGGCCATGATGCGCTCCTCGCTGATAAAGAACTCCTGCTCGGATAGTATGCGCAAGGCATCATCGAAACGAAGACGCTGTTTCTCCGTCCAATAATAGTAGCGGCGGCAAAGTTGCTCGTCACGCTTCCTGATGAGTTCCTTATTTCTGCCACGTTTCGACATATCCTCTTTTTAACCCACAAAGGTACAAAATTAAGGCCATAATAACGAAAAAAGTGCGGTAAACCTTTTGTTTATCGCACTTTTTGGAAATGGTATTAACGGATTTCAGCCCGTTTTGTACTACAGACGGCAGAAACTTGGCTCCAGTCTGCGCCAAACACCGTCTTTGTCGCGTTTCGAGAAGTAGTAGTTCAATGCCGTGCGCTGCACCACGTTCGACTCACGGAACAGGTTCATGATCTCGGTGTACTCCTCGTCAAACTTGCCCTCCATCTCGTAGAGCTTGCTGATGCTCTTGTAGTCCAGGTTGCCCTGCTTGTTGCGTTCCAGCAGGGTCATGGCCAACTGGTACATCGGGTCCTCGCTGCCCTTGTCGCTGTTCAGGGCATAGCCACGCAGGTAGTCAATCAGACGCTCGGCGGCCATGTCGGCTCGCTCGTCAAACGTCTTCACCTTGTTTGAGCGAATCTCCAATTTCAGGTCACCGTCAACGATGGTGTAACTGTTCTGCTCGTCGTAACGGGTCTGGCCGTACTCTGCCATCACCTTCTTGAAACCCTCGCTCTCGCTGTCAATCCAGCTCTTGAAGCCGGACACTTCGTTAACGATGGCCTCTACCTTCTGGAACACGTCGTGCATGAACTCGGCACGCAAGGCCTCGTATGCCTCACGACGGTCTTGACGGTTCTGCTTCTCTTCGTCCTGCAACTGTGCCAGCAGCTGCTTTCTCTCTTCGGGGCTCAGCCCCTGCAAATCAATCTTTGCCATTTCTTTTGAAATTTAATGTTAAACTTATTGTTGGTTATCTCGCTTGCGGATGATCGCGCGCATCTTTCGGGTCAGTGCCTCCAGTTCCTCACAGTCGAGGTCGCGGAATGGCTTACCGGCTATTCTCGGCTGCTCACAGAAAGCGTTGACCTTGTTCCAGTCGGTGGTGTCAACCCCATATAGTTGCAACTGGTGCAGGGCTGACGACCGGCGTCTCTTGCGCTTCTGGATATACACTGCCCTCGCATTGGGGTTCACTTTCTGCTCCAAGGCGGCGCACATTGCATTGTACTCTGCCTCGCTCATTTCTCGGAGGCTTGTGGTGCGACCGTTGGTATAACTTGACACGAGGCTCTCCTTCATGTCCTCACGGTCACCGCCACAGGGCAGACGGTTGAACGAGGCGTAGAAGCGGTGGTAGTTACTTATCTGTCCCATTTCTGAAACTTGTTAGTCCGTCACACTCCAGTATCTTCACACCGGCATAGAACTTCACGTCAGCCTGGCTCTTTATGCCATAGGCATCGCGGTTCTTCAGGACATACTCCCTGATCGAGGCCTTCATTTCATTTGCGATGTCCTTACGCCGCTTTGGGGTTACGTCAGCACTGGCGAAGCCGATGCTGCTCTTGTAAGTTGTTCTGATGCCAGGCTGTGACACCACCGTGGTCACTGTCACCACTCCCACACAACAGGGGATGGTAGTCGGTTTCTTTCGTTTTGTTGCCATAATCACCATATCAGTATTTCCAAACGACTCTACCAAACTCTTTGACACCCTCAATGACACCAGCACCGAAGGCGACAACCGACCACACACAGCCAATGGCGAGGCCTACACAAATGGTAACTACTACCAACACCCAGAAGATGGGGTTCCACCACTTCGGGCGGATGGCTTTCTCAATGTAAACTTTCATATCGCTAAATTGTTAAAGTGAAACTTGATTCCCATTTTTTCAGCCCGTGCCTCCATCCTGATGGAGCGCCGGGTCTCATTAGTAACCGTTGCCTCATTGGAGGCTCTGGCTATCTCATAGCCGCGTTTCCGCAACTTGTTTCGTACATAAACTTTTTCAGGAGGACAACGAATGACACGGAGGTTCGTCTTCTGCTCAAAGCCCCAGTTGACGCGGACACGCTCTTTCCTGAATGTTTCTTTCCGGCTTTCACCGATGCGGCGGTGCATTTCGGCAAACGCTTCGTCACTCATGCGGTCCTTTTGGCTGGTGCCAGGCTTGAAACGGGTTGCCTTGCCATACTTCTGCAGGTTCGCGGCTCCACTATTGCCACCCATCAGACGGGTGGCACGTGCACCATGTTCGCTGGCGTTGCGCTGCATGGCAGTCACAAACTCTTTGGTTTTCCACAAGCCCAGTTCCCGTGCCATCCGCGTTATACACCGCAATGAGGTGCCAAGCGCATCAGCGAGTTCCTGGTTCTTCGTGTGATTGAAGTTCTCACGGAACCACGTCAGTTGTTCAGGGGTTAGGTCTTTTGCTGTCATGTTCTTTCGATAGTTCAAAACGTTTCTGCACAACCAGCACATTGCAAGCGTCGCAGCACCGTCCTTCCTCCCTCAATGGGTAGGGGTCGTTGCCGTTGCCCTTGATGGGCTTTTCGCAAATACAGCATTTCTCTTTCATACGCGCATAGTTCTGATGTCACTTTCATAGTACACCGTCAGACCGCAGGTGCTGGCCACGTCGTGCTCCAGTTTGCAGCCTTTCGACTCCTCCCAGCCGTCCATCATGCAGATGGCGTCACAATCCAGTAGCATCTTCAGGTCGGCTTTCATGTGTTCACGCCAGTCGCCTGGCTGTGGCAGTCCGTTGTTAAACGGGTTCACGCTCTCAAAGCCGCAAGCCTCACAAAAGGCGGCGGCAACCTCAAAGGCAGCCTTGCGCTCCTCCAGGTCATGGTGCGCTATCGCACCGCTGATGTAGATTTTCTGTTTCTTGTTCATAGTCTCATATTTTACAAATAGACAAATTCACCAAAAAGGAGTAGCACAGGTTCGCCACAGCCCATGACCCAGACTCCTCTTTCCGAATCTTGACCGGCTGGAGCTTCCACAACATCATGAACAGAACCGGGAACAAGATTGGCAAATGCAGGGCCGAATGCAGTCGTTCTGACAACCTTGATTTGTTTTCCCCGTGGGGCTTTCGGACAGCAATCAATCTTTTTCACGTACCTGTCATAGACTTGTATAGTGTCAAGCGAATAGCGCTTGCCTTCTATACCACAAAACTTACACCTCAAAAGGTCGTACTGCCCTTTTCGGTCATCCTGGGTCACAAGGTTTTTCTTATCCCATTGGTGACCACCATGTGTCAAACTAATTTCTTTCATATTATCTCAAATTGAACATTAAAATGATATTCTTTCCGTAGGCGGCCAACTTGAACCTCCTTGTTTGGATCTTCGCCGTAAGGAATGAAGATGGTGCGCTCCTTGGTGTTCACCCTCACACCCTTCTTCCGCAGTCTGTAGAGTATGTTGGAACGGCGTTTCCACACACCCTTCTTCCAGTTCCTGGCCATAGTCATTTCTGTTTTGCTTCGTTTCCTAATGTGTACTTGGCTGCACCCTCTTCCCAAATGGTAAAAGGCACACCTGGCTTATCCATGAACCGACTCTTGCAACTGGCACGGAAACCCTCAACCATGATTTTCACGTCGGCGTCATACTCAACAGCACGGGCCACGCGCCCTCCTGGATGCTGCCCTTCGGCATGGCTCACGAAAATGAGCAGCTTATTGCAGAAGCGTTCCTTCAGTTGCTGATAGCCTCTGTAGGTCAGACCACTATACTGCAGACTGTCAATAATGACGATGCCCGGACTTTTACGCTTGCTCAGACGCTCTGTCAGTTGCTCAATTCGCTCGCGGTCCAGCACGAGAAAACGACGGCTTACCTCACGCATTCCATGACGCAGCATTGACTTCTGGACGCTCAGACCGGTGCCTTCCTCCAGACTGTCATAAATCACCTTGTCAAACCGGCACAGATACTTTGCCAGTTGCATCACAAAACTCGTCTTGCCGTTGCCGGGGCTTCCCCAGATGATCCATGTGCCAGTCTTAGCCGGTTTGCCCAATGAAGCCTCCCAGTCGCCCGTAAAGTCGAGCGACGGGATGTTCATGTTCAGGATGTCCGTTGGACTGTAGGCACGTTTCAACTTCATTGCATTTTCTTGATTTTTTCGATTTCCGTATATACTCTGCGCAGACCGCCGTCGCTGGCGTTCACAATCTGCATGATGTTGGTTCCTTCCGGAGCGTTCACCTTCGCTACGATGGCAGCCTGAGCCTTCAGGAACTTCTGGCGCTCTTTCTCGTCTTCGGGGGTCACACGGCTGAACGTGTCACCGAAGCGGCTGAGCATTTCAGCATAGCCCACCTTCAGACACTCCACATTGCGGTCTATCTTGGCCCGTAAGCCGTCGGCACCCATCATATACCAGCCACAACAGCGCTCAGTGGCATTCCACAAGGCCTTCAGTTCCAAGAATGCCTCGTACTGCAGGTCGCCTGCCTCGTCAAGTATGACAAGGGGAGTGTCGATGGTGCGCAGATACTCCACAAGGTCTTCATAGATGTCGCTGTAACGACCGTAACTGCCCACGCCAAACTCCTTGGCTATCTTACGGACCAGTTTCAGTTTGGTCTTCACCTGCGAGCAGTCGATATATACGGCGTTCTTGTGGCTTTTGGCATAGGCCCGTGCGGTGAAACTCTTGCCGATGTTCGGAATGTCGCACAGTATCGCGCTCAGGCCGCTCTCCTGACATACGGTCAACTGCTGGGTAATAAACACCCACGTCGGCGTTTCTGCGGCATTCCAGGCTTGTTCCTGGCGCAGGGTCACGCCCAGCCGACGGGCCATGCCCACCCAGTTGGCATCGCTCACCTGACGCTCCCAGATGCCTTTTTTGATGCTGTTATATACTGACGCCGATATGCCAAGGCTCACGGCGTGTTTGTTGTCGCTTGGATAGTTCTCACGGTCGGCCACAATGGCTGCCGCAATCCGGCTTTTAATCTCGTCTGTTATCTTCATTTGAATGCTGTTTTAATGTTGTTATAAACTGCCCACGGCTTCGCGCTTGTAACGCGCCGTGTCCATATAGTCAGAATAGTCCTCGTCCGGCTGCTCCACAGGCTGCGATACCGCACGGGCTTCCACTTGCTCAATCTCCCTGGCGTCAGATGACCGCATCACAACCACTTTCTGGATCTTTCCGTCCTTCATCATCTTGTCGAACTGGCTCACATATTTAGCCTGCTCGGTGTAGGCGGCATGGTCGGCTGCAGTCTGTTCTGCAGTGGCCTCGTTATAGCGTTCAAGAAGCCCGCAGGTGCAGATGTACTCGCCGTTCTGGTACAGATAGACCTCTTTCACGTTGCCCTCACCATCAGCCAGCCAGTAAGCATCCACTTTCATGTTCCTCGGGGCAAGCCGGTCTATTATTTCCGGGCTCGGCAGACGGTACTGCTGATATTGAACCGTGCAGTACATGTTCTGCTTGATCGTCGTGGAGGTGTGTTCGCCAATGAAACGGTAAAGCACAGCCTTGTCAAACGGACGCAGGTCGGGGTTCTGCCTTCCCGCGAGTACGTCCCACCGCGTCATGCCGGGGTACATCTTCTGATTCGGGTGGAGTTGGTTGTTATACTCCTGGATTGCCCTGATGTCGTCTGCCACCAGTTCATCGTATGAATAACTTTTCTCCTTGTAGGTGTTGTTCTGCTCGTCATACACCTTATCCACCTTCGGACGGTTGGCCTCCAGCCGGGCGTACCAACGTCCTACACCAACCTGCAGGCGTTTCTCCACCCCGTACTTCTTGGCCCTGTTGAAATGCTCGGCACGCTTCTCGCGTGAGTTTCCGGGGTTACACCAGCGGATCAGAGGAAACACAACGCCGGCCTTCATCAGACCGTCAGCGAAGTTCTCTACCAGATGGTGCTCCACTTCCAACTCTGCCGGCATATAGAAGCCATTTCGGTCCAGCGTCTGGAACATATTGCGCATACAGTCCAGGAACAGGTCACGGGTCTTTAGTCGGTTGTAGGCATAGCCCACCACGGCACCGCTCACCACGTCATAGGCATAATAGGCTTTCACACGCTGGCCGTTGTGCATCGGACGAGGCAGGTCGCGGTCGTCAAGCGATATTTTGCTCAGAGAATAGACCGCATGGGCTCGCAGGTGATACGGGCGGTACTGGTTGTTGAAATCCCATTGTGTGTCATGCAACTTGGCCCTGAGCGCCTTGTTCTTTGGCGTGTTCAGATAGTTGGCTATAGTGGCCTCGCTCAGCACTATGGGGTTGCCCTTCTTATCCACGAAGTCCAGAGGGTCAAACAATTCGCCTGTCTCAGGATCCGCCACCTGCAGCTCACCCATCACAAACATATTGTACATTTCAGCCACCGTGGTGTTGTATGGACGCTCAGGCTGACTGTCAAGACTCAGCAGCAGGCGCTCGATGCGGTAGTTCACCTTGCGCGTGTTCTGGTTCTTGAACTTCTTGCTGATAAGCGACTCATAGCCCTCTTTCTGGTAAGCATTTACACGCTCACGGAAGCGGTGAGGACTCAGTGGCAGTGTGTGGCCGAACTCGGCCTTGTAGTAACTGATGGCACCGGACATCTCGCCCCAGTTGATCGTCTGGCCGTTCATCGCCTTGCGCATGATGTTCGTGTCTGCCATCACACTCACAACAGCCTTCAGCACCGAGGCGTTCACCGTGTACTCGTTGATCTTGTCAGGTGGCAGGACACTGCCGTCCTCAAAACGGAAACGGGTATAAAACGACCGGGCTTCTGCGTCGATGCGGTAATGTTGGCCGAACCAGTCCTTCAGAATGTTCTGCTCCATTTCTCCGTACTTAGCCTTGATGCGGTCTCTGAAACGTAGAGGCAGCGTGGCAATCTCAATCAGGGCATAATTGCCCAGGCCATGAGCCTTGCGCACCACATTGATTTGGGATCGTTTGCTTGATGCCAGTTGTTTATAGTTGGGTATCGACATGATGGGGGCAAGAACTTCTATCGGCAAATCCTCTGGTCTAATACCATTCAGACACCGGCTGTGGCTGTAGTCCGCCTTACCATTGACGACAACGGGACGGTCATCGTAGGTCAGGTCGTTGTACGAGATACACAATATCTTGCCGTAATACTCCATAACTCACTCCTTACAGGCTCATGGCCATACATTGAACTTCATTCTGCAGGGCGATAAATTCTGGGACGCTCTCACAGTTCTCACGGCGCTCGATCTTGCCGTCAACATACACCAGGACACTTGTGTCGCGTTTGCTGGCAACTAACTTCACGCGGCCACCGAAAGTCTGGGTCATGGTCTTATCTGCCTCCTCATGGGTGGTCTCTATGTCCTCAGGCTTCCAGTTGGGCACACCGCCCAATTCTTTCAACGCCACGAAGCGGATCTTCCGGGCCAACTTGCTGTCACTCTCAAACGTCAGGGCTTTCCACACCATCACGTTTGAACACTTGAACTCTCGACGGAGGTAGGCCTTGGCCTTATCCTCCAAATAAATTTTCTTTGCCATTGCTATTATAATTTGTTAATTGTTCGTTACTTCACGCAAAAATGCGTACCTTTGAAGTCTGTTAATATCATTACCTATGCTTAAATTGTATCTTCTATCCGTCACAGTAGCCGATGAGAAGGGCATTCTGGACGAAAACAGTTTCAGGGAACTGGTGGAGCCAAGGCTACAGTGCCTGCACCATCTGAAAGGTGCTTTTGACAAGCGGGACACCAGCGTTGTGTTCCATAAGCCACAGCAGGATGTCTCCATAGGGTGGTACGCCAAAGGTTCTGTGGCCGTTTCCATCGGGAAACAAAGGGCGGAATACCTGCTGAAACTGTATGAAGACATTGTGCAGCTCATATCTCTGACATTGCCCGACCTAACTGTTGCAGCGCAGACGCAGGTTCTTGAGTTCTCGGACGGAAAGTCTTAGACCATACGACCGTACATTTCTCTATAGGTCTCCTAACGGTCTTCACGAGTTTGCCGAACACGCGGTAGTTGATTCTCACCGCTGTCACGTCGCCCTGTGTATTATACACTGGGCAGATTTCTTGTTGAAATACCTTTGTCATAATCGTTTATTATAGGTTGTTCGTGATATATTCCAGGTCTTCCTTCGAAAAGATGTACTCATGGGCAGCCTTGCGCTTCACCACCTCCTTGCGGCCAACAAGCCACACGGCTTTCTTCTCCAGTTCCTCGCGTACTTTTGTCGGACTGATAGTGTCGCCAATCTCCAGCATGGCGTCAGCGGCATCGCTGATCATCTCCTGGCACTCGTTAACCATCAGTTTCTGCTCCTGCAGATCCTGGTCAAGGCTGTGCGCCTTCTCGAACAGGCACTGCACCAACTTCGACGAGCCAATCTTCAGCCATTCCCTGCAGAACTCGTCTTTGTCCAACTCTCCGGCCATCATATACACGGCGTTGGCTTCTACATACTCCTCGGTCGTAACCTTGCGACCGATACGGTCTTCAAATTCTTTCTGTAACATAGTCTCGATGTTTATTTATTAGCGTTTCTTGACTTTTAACTGTTATTTTTCGTTAGTCTCGCCAAATTTTCGTATCTTTGGCGCAGCGTTAATATCGTTAACACGCTGCAAAGATAAACAAGATTTCTCGATTATGCAAGAAAATAGACAAGAAAAATCACCTATAAAGCAAAAAATCTTGCTTTACTTAACAAAGATAGGAGTTTCGGAGTATGAATTTTACAAAAAATCTGGAACTACAAGGGGAATTCTTACACAAAACAATGGAATAAGTGAAGAAAATCTTGCAAGATTTCTCGCTTATGCCCCAGATGTAAATGAAGAATGGCTCTTAACCGGTAGGGGAGAGATGCTCAAAACAAACAGTACTCTTACTGACACACCCCCTGATGAACAGCCTCATGTCAGTGATAAAGATACAAAAAAAGTTTGGATTGCACAAGAAAATGAGCAAGGAATTCCTCTCATCCCATTCAGCGCGATGGCTGGTGCCCTGACGGGGGAACAATCTGTGCTGGAGTATGAGTGCGAGCGTTATGTGGTACCGGCGTTCAATGGAGCAGACTTCCTTATGCCAGTGAAAGGCAACAGCATGATGCCGACATATATCTCTGGGGACATCGTGGCTTGTCAACGTGTGCCAATGTCGGGATTGTTCTTCCAATGGAATAAGCCCTACGTCCTCGACACCACGCAAGGACCGCTCATCAAACGAATAAAACCTGGATCAGACAAAAAACACATCCTCATTGTCTCTGATAACACCGACTATGACCCCTTTGAACTGCTATACGAAGACATCCACGCGGTCGCACTCGTCATCGGTCTCATACGTCTCGAATAAGCCACACACGCACAATTCAAAGGGGAAAAACGGAGGGAAAACACGGCAAAACCCTTATAAATAGGGGATTTATGCACTATATATAATAATGTGCGAGGGTGCAAAATGGTGGCAGTTTCCCCATCCTAAAACACTAAAAATCGACTTAAATTTACTCAAATAGTCCGTTTCCCTATCTCGTAGCAAAAAAAAAAAAACGGCAAATGTAACCCCTAATGTAACCCCAAAGTATATAAAAATGTAACCCCTAAACACAAACATCACAACACACAAAATGTAACCCCTAATTGTAACCCCAAGTGTAACCCCAAGTGCTAAAAATGGCACATTGGGGCACAAAAAAAGGGGGAGCATTCAACTCCCCCGAACAGCATTCAAATACAACACCGTCAGAAAGCCGTTCTAACGGCGTTTTTACGTCAATCTGCGCCGTCCTGGTGCCTTGGGCAACGGATAAGCGTAGATTGCTTTATAATGGCCTTTTTCGTGCATACTGTGCCGTTTCCTGACAGTCCGGCATGTAGTAGATAGTTCTTTGTCGCCCCGACTTCTTCGGGCTTCAGGACTGTATAAATGGCTGATATGCTCGCAAAATAGTAGTCCTTGCGCTCATATCGGCCCCTGCATAGTAGATGTACATGTATCACCTTTGCCATATCAATCTCAATTATGGTGCAAATATACCAAATAATTATTATATGGAAGAATTTTGCAAATAGTATTTTCAAAAGCAGCACAAAAAAGCGACCAGCGCCGCTCCATCACAATCACCCAGTCCGTCATCCAATTTCAGACGATCCGCAAAGCCTGATGTAAAGAAATAGCCCCTGAAACGCCCTTTTCATGCTCCCTGACGTAAGCCAAATGTAAAGCAATGTAAACCGTTTCGTTTTTCTGGCTCATTTTCTCCCAATCTCTCTAACTCGTTGTAAACAAACGGCTTTCGGTTCGGTTGTGCCGTCCTCTCATTCTACCACTTCGTTTTACGCCCCATACATTTACCATGAAGTCAACAACGGGGCAATATTAGGTTTCCATGGATTTATATGATTATCAAGAACGGAAAAAAATAATCGGTTCATACGATAAGAAATAAAAGAGGATGTGTCCAGAGTTAAAATGGCAAAAGGTTATGGTATAGTTAAGTTAGATTTTTTTTGTAACGAGAAAAAAATCTCGTACCTTCGCAGGAAATTTTTCTGGACATATGAAACAATATCTTGATTTGTTGAATAGAATTCTGACAGAGGGTATACAGAAGGGTGACCGCACAGGTACGGGAACTCTGTCGGTCTTCGGTAATCAGATGCGGTTTAACCTGGAGGAGGGATTCCCCTTGCTGACTACTAAGAAACTGCACCTGAAGAGTATTATATACGAACTGCTGTGGTTCCTGCAGGGTAATACCAATGCGAAGTGGTTGCAGGAACGCGGAGTGAGAATATGGAACGAATGGGCTGACCCGGATGGCGACCTGGGACACATCTACGGTTATCAGTGGCGCTCCTGGCCAGACTATAACGGCGGACATATTGACCAGATTACCGAGGTGATAGACCAGATAAAGAATAATCCTAATTCACGCCGACTCATCGTGAGTGCATGGAATGTGGCTGATATAGACAATATGAATCTGCCACCATGCCATATACTGTTTCAGTTCTATGTGGCTGACGGAAAACTGAGTTGCCAACTGTATCAGAGAAGTGCCGATACCTTCCTCGGCGTGCCTTTCAATATTGCCAGCTATGCTTTGCTGACGATGATGGTGGCTCAGGTCACAGGACTGAAACCAGGCGATTTTGTCTATACTACCGGCGATACTCACCTGTATCTCGACCATCTGGAACAGGCTCGACTGCAGCTGACCCGCACTCCGCGCTCTCTGCCTAAGATGCACATCAATCCGGAAGTGAAGAATATCTTTGATTTCAAGTACGAGGATTTCACTCTTACTGATTATGATCCATACGACCATATTAAGGCTACTGTTAGCGTATGA